AAAGCTGCGCCAGTAGTTGCCGCAGTACGCATAGCCTTCACACCGTAGATGGTGTCAGCAGTAAACAGAGTACCGAGGTATTCTTGCTTGTACTGAGTCTGTGAACGAACGCCCAACTGCTCAACCAGAACCATTGCATCGCGATGACCCATCAAGCAGATACGGTCAGTGCCCGAACCACCAGCACCAAAGTCAGCATTCGACGAAACGAATACTGGGATACCGTACAGATTGCCGATTTCGCCGTTACGGATAGCATTGCCGTCGCCAACAAAAGCCTGTTCAGTGTAACGAGCCAGACCCATCAGCGTGTTGCGGCTTGATGGAGGGATTACAAAGAAACGACCGTCCATTGGGGTATCGTTGTCATCCAGACGCTGGATGGTGCGACGAATAGCAGCGTCAGTCAGAGCAGCAGCGTTCGTCGATGCTGAGTTGTACGCTGTTGTGCCATCTGAGCCGACATAGGCTTTGGTTGACGATGCGGATGTTGCATAGTCATCGGTGCCGACTGTTGCGCCGTTGAAATAACGACCCAATTGAACCAAATCGGTATCAACACGACGGGCAAGAGCATAACCTGCATCTTGAGTGTAGAACTGACGCATTGAGTTCAGAGCCTGAACTTCAGCGATGTCCTCAATCAGACGACTGTACTCATAGTGCTTGTCGATAGCAACTTGCACTTCAGTGTTGCTGGCAGCAATCAAAGTTACTGCATCGGTTGCTGCTTTAGCGTTGGCCGAACCGCGTGTTGGCGCTGGGATATGGATTGTGTCGCCCTTCTTGCCTTTGAAGTTCATCTTCATGACCAGATTGGCCAAAACGAGGTTCTTCTTGTAGGACGCAACGATCTCATCACTCCAAATCTCTGGAACAAAGGTGCCGGCGCTTGATACGGTTACACTGTTACTTGGGGAAAATGCTGTATTTGCCATAATTTATTACTCCTAGATCAAAAGTATTTACTTGACCCGTCCCTCTTGATACGCCGCCATAATCTCATCAGACAATGCGTCATATCGGGCTGGATCATTCATTTTTAGCCGAATTAGGTCAGCACGGCGGTAAACTCTTTTTGAACTCTCACCTGTTCCACCGGCATCGACTTGTACAGATTTCATCGTTTTCTGGCGATCCGTTGATGCTTGTTGGGTCGCTTGCTTCGTTTGAATACCGCGCAATTCTTTGTAGGTGGACAACAATTCGTTAGCCGAATCAAAATCAAACTCTGCGTCAGCGCGCTTGAATAAATCCAAACGAATAGTTGACGATTTAACCCAATTCACAAACCCTTCATCGCGAACAACTTGCTCGAAATCAGGATGTGCTTGAGCCAGCTTTTGCTGAGTCTGTAGCGCCCGTAGTTCCGCTGCGGCCTTGCGAGCCTCAATGATGTCAGGGTGCTTATCAATCGTATTACGAACTGCCTTTTGTGGGTCTTCATAGAAGTCCACTTCCGGCTCTACCTCTGCAATAGGTTGCTGCCTAGAACTGAGATTCTGCTTAATAAGCTCATCTGCTAGTTTCCGCACTTCGCCGACTTCTTGCGCTTGGCGTCCAATGACTTTTTCCGCTTCCTGGTGCATCTTCATAATGTCTTCAAGCGACTTATTCCGATAGCGCTCAGGAAGTTCTGGCTTGTCATTTCCAACCGCTGATTCCAGCTTGGCTTCTTCTGCCTCTAACTCACTAGGCATCTCATCGTCTTTGTCAATCAACATATTAGGTTTCCTTTTCCTGCCACTTTGGTTTCCAGGATAGTAATAAACAGGCCAAAATTTGGTTATCTGTTCGCTTTTTGCTCCGCAGCGAGTTTTTCTCGATGCTTTCGATCAAATTGGGCTGCGGCAGTCGGAAATGCTCCCGACCAACCCTCCAATTTAAACGATGGAGCAGATATTACGCGGTCGGCTAACCTTCCGCATTCGCATTGAACTTGAGCCAGCTCATAACTGACCAATTTCTCAACGCGATGCCCGTTCTCACAGGCAAACTCATACATTCGGCGCATTTAGTTCCTCATAAGCGTCTGAGCTGACTTGTCGCAAGTTTTTCAGCCATAACAAAATAGAAAGTTCGCCTTTCTTGAATTGTAGACTTTTTTCGTCTTCAACAGAAGACAGATTATTTAGCGCGTTTATCATTTCGTCAACATCTTCCATCAAGTCACCCCAGCCTGGCGTGACCATCATTGAGAAGCGGTCTTCGTAGTATTTTTGGAGTTCAGGGGTCATATCTGGTCTGTTGTCAAAGACTGTATTTGATCCGATGTTAAAGATTGAACCTGTTCTGTGGTTATAGTATCGATCTGATACTCAACCCATCCTAAATCTAAGTAATGCATCCACCTATAACCGTCACGAGTTGCTGGCATAACATCACGCACAACCCAACCAGGAGGAAAGCACCAGATGACTTCCTGCCCTTCAGATGCAGTAGGAGCATCAGATACCTCTATCCAGCCTTCTGTTCCATCAGTTGCAATACTTGGTATAGAACCGTTTTTAGAGTAAAGCATATATTACCTATTGAACGAAGAAAGCAGCAATTGGAACCGTAGTTACATCTCTTGCAACTTTAGTTATTCTAATTTCTTCAAGATAACCACTTAGCAAAGTTGTACCAGTTCTACTTGCACCAACATACATACTATTTGTTTGGTTAAAATCAGTTGTTACAGCACCGCCGCTTGTAGCATCAAGAGTTGTTGATCCAGTTGTTCCTAAATATAACTTTAAATTACCAGTACCTGTACCAGACCTAACTACAGCAAAATAATACCAAGTACCAGAAGATAACGACGTAGCCCCAGTAAGTGCTGTAGCCGTATAACTAAACTGTAGCTTGTTGCCAGACGTTATATTGACAGACCAACCTGTAGTTCCAGTACCCTTACTAATAATTCCGTAAGCCACATTAGCAGCAGTTAAATTTACCCATCCTTCAATTGTAAAATCACCAGTTCCAAGTTGAAGATTAGGTGAATCAGGAAATAATAAGTAATCACCTGTTCCATCAAAAGCTATTGACGTAGTACCAAACTTAGCTTGAATAGCTGTACTTACTTGTGCATCAGCTACTGTCTCTAAATCATTCTTAGCAGAAGCATCATAAATACCAGCATTGGTAAAGTTCAATAACAATGATGGGCTATTAGATGTTGTTGGTGGTGCGGTAGGAATAGTTGGTGTTATTGCAGTGCCTTTAACATATTCAAAACCAGACACATAACCATTAAAACTATTTGCCTGAGTTCTGCCAGCAAATACAGTCAGCGCAGATGTTTGGTTATACGTAGTTGAAACAGTAAAGGTTAGTTTTGATACTCCGTTAATATAAAGCTGCATACCATTAGATGCAGTTGAAGTACGAACGGCTGATACATAAGTCCATGCGCCTACTGGTATTGTATCTGTGGTTGCATTTGATGTTGATGTATCAGTCCAGTTTAATTGGTTTGAAGAATTTACAGAAAATACCCAACCAGTAGTTGATGATCCTTTTGCAGCTATTGTATGAGCTACACCAGAAGCATTCCTATATATCCAACAGTTAATAGTAAAAGCACCAGCATCAAATTGAAGTGGAGTAGCATTAGCTACAGTTAAGTAATCACCCGTTCCATCAAGGTATGCGCTACCACCTACTACAGCAGTATCATATGCGGCAGTTGGTAAAAATGGAGAAAATGCTTGTACGGTTGGTTCAACTGTAGCGGTAGGAAGAACCGTTAAAGAATTACCATTCACAACATTTACAAACCTATTTGAGATACAAGTTAATAGCGTTGTGCTTGCATCAGAAGTAAAAAATGTTGTAGGAACAGCAATTGTTCTGTTTGTTGTTGAAACTCTTAAATTTGATATGTAACAAATAACAGGGAAATAGTTTGCTCCTGTATATCTTCCGTTAATATACCCGGTTGTGCTTGTATAGTTTGCTGATGATGTTCCTGTACCAACTGATACACCGTTAATGTACAAAGTTAATTGATTTGTTCCTGTTCCAGTTCTTACTAAAGCTATATACGTCCAAGCATTTACAGTAATAGCAGTTGCTGAAGATGAAGCAATTAATGTGGTAGAAGTACCAGAGCCATCTCGTTGAAATACCCGTAGTTGATTTGTGTTTTCAACTAGAATACCTATGCTATTAGTACCGCCTTCATATATTTGACCAACATTTCCAGAAGCATGAGCTATTAAATAATAGTTAAATTCTATTGTAAAATTTCCAGTACCAAATGCAGTAACAGCAGCAGTAAGCGTTGTTTGGCTTGTAGCTGTATTTGTTGGAAAATAATTAGACCATCCAGTCTGGCTAAACGGTGTAAATGTACCCTGCGTAGGCGCATTAGGGCCCGTAGATGGGCTACGAGTTATAGAATAGCCATTACTAGACGAATCTAAAAACGTATTGTTATGCGCTCCATCAGTACTGCTGGTATTTAGCAATAAAGCAACACGATTAAAGAACTCATCAGTTGTAGCCGCAATCACAGTCTTGGCAGCCACCAGCATATTCATAATGCCACTCATGACACGTTTCCTGTGATGGCACAAACCGTCCCACTAATAAACAACACAGTAGCAATGCCACGAGTTGCCAGAGTTACCGTAGCCTTATCAGCATCAGTGCCAGCAATATAAGCCGTAGTAATCGAGCAAGTAATCGTTATGTTGCCACTCGTATTATTAAAAATAGAGATGGCATCACCTTCAGCAAATGTCGCGTCAGGAATCGTTATAGAGCCACCTGATCCTACTTGCACATACTTACCTACATCACCAGTAGCCAGCGTATATGAGCCAGTTTTAGTGCCAACAGCAGGTAGATCACGATAGCCAATAGGATTAGTGCCATCAACCGTACAGTTTGTTAACGTACCAGAACTAGGCGTACCCAATACGCCGCCATTAACTACAGCCGCACCAGACGAACCTATATTGACCGCTAAAGCCGTCGCTACGTTAGTACCTAAACCACTAACACCAGTTGAAATTGGCA